CCCGTTCCGGCGGAGGCGCGATGCATCCCAACGATGTCAAAGACCATGCGAGACGCAGTGCGCCCCGCCCCAACTTTGTCGCACGCTTACGCTTCGCCGTCAAATCAGGCACGCGTTCTCAGCTTGTGGTTGCGCGCGGCGGGCAGGCCCGGGAGGATGGGGGGGTATGGGGCAAAGGGGGTGGGGGTGGCGTGGGACCTTAGACCTCGCCTCTCAGCCCAAAAGTAGAAAAACCACTACCGTCTACCAGACTACGCTTTTGTCACTTGCGCTCGCCGCCCATGCTCGTAGTCTCACCCCCCGTCTGCCCTCCAACAGACGGAACCCATCATGTCACAGACACCCACCATCGACCGTGAAGCGGCCGGACGTACGCTGTTCGTCGAGACCTTCGCCGGGACGCTGACGCTGTTCCCGAACTGGGACGATCAACCCCAGGACTTCCGAACGAGCTTGTGCGAAAAAGCCGAGCGAGTGGCGATGGCGGCCCTGCATCTCCCCCCCTATCCCGAGTAGAATTCCCCATCTTCCCCCGTCGCCCTTGTAGGCGTACCTTCCCGACTGGGCGCTTCCCCTGCTGGTAACGGCCCCCCCGATGCTGGTCCTTGGCGTCCATAGCCCCGGTCCCCTCGCCCCAACATGGGGACCGGGGCGCCCTCTTGCGGAGCAGGAGCCCTGAGCCAGCCCCCCTCCACACCCCCGCCGGTCACCCTCGCGGAACTGTCGCCGATCCTCTACTTCGACCCGCAGATGGTGGTCGAGATCGCCCTCGGCGCGGACCCGCCGCACGACATCGCCTGGAGGTACGGGCTTACCCGCGACGAGTACGACGACCTCGCGGCGCTGGACTGGTTCGTCGAGTTGATCGCCCGCAAGCGGCAGGATCTTCAGGACAACGGCTTCCTGTTCCAGACCAAGGCCGCAATGATGGCCGAGGCGCTGCTCACCAGCCTCTTTCAGCAGGCCATGGCCCAGAAAGTGGCCGCCCCGGTGGCCATCGAGATCTCCAAGCAACTGGTCGACATCGGTCGGCTGAAGCCGATCCCTGGCGTCACCGTCCCCGGCGCGAGCGGACCCGGCTTCGCGATCAACATCCAGATCAATCAGGCGGATGGGGCGGCTCCAACCACCCTGGTCGCCGCCGATCTCGCGGCCCCACGCGAGGCCCCGCCGCCGGTGTTGGACGTGGAGTTCTCTCCCTCCCAGCCCGTCTCTCCGGCGCACCAGTCCCCTGGTGCGTCGCCAGGGAGCACCGGCGGCGGGAAGCCGCAAGGCCCCCTGCTGCCGAAGCCGCCGCCCTACATCTCCAACCTCAAGGTGCCCAACCTTGACCGCGATTGCCGTCCGTCTCTCGCTGGCACGCCTGCGACGCAAGCAGCGGTCGCGGCGGGTGCGCCCCAGACCACCTCCCCCGGGCTCCAGTCCCCTGGAGCCCGGCCAGGGGGCATCGGACTTCCCAGGAAGCCCTAACTCGGTTAGCGTCTGCGACGCTCCTTCCACGGTGCTGCCGGGAGATACACCTATGGGTCTCGCTGCTTCCGCTACCGCCCTTCCCCCTCCGGGTTCCTTCAGCCCCGCCGCCCTGGTCGCCGCAGCGGGCGGCACCCAGGCCGCCGCCACCAAGGTCACCGCCGACAACGTCGTGGTCACCACCGTAGCCACCGCCGCCGACAGCATCCGGCTTCCTCCCGCCCTGCCGGGCGCGAGCATGGTGGTGTTCAACGCCGGGGCCGCCTCGATGCAGGTGTTCGGCGACGGCACCGAGACCATCAACGGCGCAGCCACTGGCACCGGCGTCGCGCAGGCCAACGGCGTCGGGGCGCTGTACACCTGCGTCCAGGCGGGCAAGTGGATCAGGTTCCTTCAGGGCTGATCGGCCATGTACCGCTCGACAGGAACCACGCTCGCGGGCGTCCCGCGCATTCAGGACGGCATCGTCGCCGGGCTCAAGCGGGACGGCTGGCAGAAAGCCACCCCGCTCCCCGCCGACATCAACGTCATCGCCCAGTCCGCTGGTCCAGGCGACATGGTCAGGCTGGTGCCCGCCCGCGCCGGGATGGGGCAGATGGTGGTCAACACCACCTCCTCCGCCCTCGACGTGGTCCCCTACAGCCAGACCGAGACCATCGGCCAGGGCGCGAAGGGGGCGGCGTTCAGCATTCCGGCCAACAGCGGGGCAGACTTCACCTGCATCCGCGACGGCAACTGGGGAGTGATCCCCGGGATGAACATGGTGGTGCCGAAGGCGCTGCTTAAAGACGGGTCCGACGCGCCACTGGCCAACGTCACCGGCTACATCGACGACCCGCTGTTCGCGCCCGGCGAGGAGCCGCCTCCGCCTCCGCCGGACCATCTGTACCAGTGGGCCTATCCCGACCCCGAGGAGCCCGCGCCCGCGCCGTGACGCAGACCCTGACCTATACGCCGGTCAGGTCGGTCACGCCGTTCTTCATCGACGAGCGGTTCGTCGTCCTGATCATCGGGCCGGTCGGCTCGACCAAGACGACCGCGGCGATCATGAAGATCGTCTACCACGCCAGCCAGATGGCCCCCTGCCGCGACGGCATACGCCGGTCGAAGTGCGTGTGGGTCAGGCGCACCAAGGAAGAACTCAGGGACACGTCGATCCCGGACTTCATGCGCTGGCTGCCTGAAGGCGTGGCGGGCGAATACCACAAGACCGATGGTCGGTTCATGCTCCGGTTCGGGAGGGTCGAGTGCGAGGTGCTGTTTCGCGGTCTCGACGACGCCAACGACGTGCGTCGCCTGCTGTCCTTGCAAGCCTCCTTCGGGGTGGTGGACGAGTTCCGCGAGATCGACATGGCGGTGTTCAATGCGCTCCAGGGGCGGGTTGGGCGCTATCCGTCAAAGCTCGACAACGGCGTGGGCTGCGTCACCGACGACGGGCGGCCCAACATGCGGATCTGGGGGGCGTCGAACCCGCCGGACATGGAGACCCCCTGGGAGAAGTACCTGTCGGACCCGCCCGCCAACGCGGGCGTCCACTACCAGCCGAGCGGCCTGAGCGCGGAAGCCGACTGGCTGGAGTACCTGCCGCAGGACTACTACCAGAACCTCGCCGAGGGGAAGTCGCCGGACTGGGTGGACATCTACATCAACGCCAAGTTCGGGAAGTCCCTCGCGGGGCTGCCGGTCTACCGGACCTTTCGGCCGGACTTTCATGTCGCGAAACACCCCCTGGTCCCCATCTATCTGGTCGAGCGCCCGCTGATCATCGGCATGGACTTCGGGCTGAACCCGAGCGCCACCATCAACCAGCTTGACCTACGCGGGCGGTTCCTGACCTACGACGCCCTGACCAGCGACAACATGGGCGTGCAGCGGTTCCTCGACACCAAGCTCAAGCCCCTCCTCGCCTCCAAGTTTCCGCGCTTCCCGGTGCTGGTGGTCGGTGACCCGGCGGGCCAGCAGCGCGCCCAGACCGACGAGCGGACCTGTTTCGAGATGGTCGTGCGCTCCGGGCTGAAGGCCATCCCGGCGCGGACCAACGTCACCACCGCCCGTATCGGGGCCGTCGAGAAGTTCCTAAACCGGCAGATCGACGGCGGCCCCGGGCGGCTGCTCTGCCCAGATGGGGCCAAGCCGCTGATCACCGCCTACCGGGGCGGCTACCGCTTCAAGCTGCGTAAGGACGGCTCGTCCGAGGACATGCCGGACAAGGGCCAGTGGTCGCACATCGCCGACGCCGACCAGTACGCCTGCCTGCATGCCGACGCGGACCAGGGTGGCGACTGGCGGCGCAACGTCAACGCCCGGCCTGTGATGCCCGTCAATGCGCTGGGCTGGACGTAACGCCCCGAGGGCCGCATGTTCGCGGCCATAGGAGACCATGGCCATGGCTCTCGGCACCACTCCCTCCGGCGGCGGCATCACCCCGTCCCCGGGCCTCGGCGCAACCAACTATCCGGCGGGCAACCCACTGGGGCCGCCGACCGGCCCGGCCTCCCCGGCAGGATCTCCCGGCGCCAACGTCATCGTGCTCCAGACGCCGACCATGCGGGCGATGTCGCTGGGCGCCCTCCAGCAACGCGAGGCCGAGGACCGCGCCAAGGCCGAGGACCGCCAGAACCAGCCGCTGATCACCGGGCTGGGCGGCCACATCAAGCACAAGTTCAACATCGCCCGCGACGCGCGCAGGTTTTCCGACATCGAGCAGCGGCTGATCGACAACATGCGGGCGCGGCGGTCGATCTACACGCCGCAGAAGCTGGCGGCCATCCGGCAGGAGGGCGGCTCCGAGGTCTACGTCGGGATCACCGGGCAGAAGTGCCGCGCCGCCGGGGCGTGGATCAGGGACGTGATGATGACCACCGGCGAGGACCGCCCCTGGTCGATCAAGCCGACCCCGGTGCCGGAGCTTCCGCCCGAGGTCAACGACGTGCTGGTGGCCGCCGCCCAGGGGCCGATCAAGGAGCAGATCATGGCCGCCGCCCAGGGGCAGGGCGAGCCGCCGGACCCGGCCGCGATCATCAAGATGATGTCGATGATGCGCGACCAAGCCATGTCGGCGGTGCGCGAACTGGCCGAGAAGCGCGTCGACCGCATGGCGATGAAGATGGAGGACCAGCTTCTGGAAGGCGGGCTGATGAGCGCCCTCGACGAGTTCATCAACGACCTGACCACCTTCCCCACCGCCGTCATCAAGGGGCCGGTGATCCGCATGAAGCCCTACCTTGTGTGGGACCAGAGCGGCCAGCCGGTGGTGCA